CTGGCACTCTGGAAGGCCGTGGCTCCACTTATCTCCCTGACTAAAGCCGGGAACCGCCAAGCACTCAAAAGCCAGCCCACATATGTGTGGCTGACCGCTGAGGACTCGGAATTCAAGGCCATATTGACGGCGTGCCGCGCACTCGGTCTCCATTCAATTGTGAATGGAACCGAATGCCGGCTTCGCAATCAGGTCGCGAGGATTATCCCCGAGAAATTAGTCAGACACTGGACACACAAACCTGCTTGTTTATTGCAGTTATCGTACGCCGCAAGAGCCCTACCCCCCCCCGCCAAAGGCAAGGAGGAAGCACTAATTGAGTTTGTCGAGCGTCGCCGCACCCAGCTCCCTAATGGGAACTGGGTCGGTCGTCACTCTGCCAAACTACCCGCTTCCACCCTGCAGGCACCTAAGGCGACCACCACGTTCCCAATGGGATATGTGACGGCCCCTTCGAGTAGCCTAACGACGCCCAGGAGGGCGGGGGGAAAGGCTGGAGAATGGTTTGCGAAGACTTGCCCTGAACGGGTAGCCCCCGACTCAGTCTTGACCACAGCGAAATTGCTCGCCGTGCCCCCTGACGCCTTGAACACCTCCGTCCGTAACGATATTAGCTTAGCTAAATCGTCGGCGGAAGGGTTCATTGAGCAGAGGGGGGTCTGCCGACTCGCTGCCATAGCGGAGGCGGGTGCAAAGTGGCGTATTGCCACTGTGCACCCCCTCCGCGAAGGCTGGGAGTCCGAGCAACTAGCGCAGGTCCTAAGAGCCGAGGTAAGAAATTGTCCCCCAACCCGAGGTGCACTCGAAGCTGACCCTGAAGAGTTCATCTTAGTACCCGATCGGGCATCCAATCCGGAATACCGTCTTCCCTTAAATGGGAGACAGTTTCCAGCATTGGCGCTCGATGAATATTATGACTTCAGTTCTGACCTGAAGGCAGCCACTGATGTGATTCACAAATCTGTGATCCAACAGTTCCTGTCTTCGAGGAATTTACCTGAAGATGCGGCTTCGTCCCAGTTCATCCTATTCCGGAAGATGCTTATCCCAATTGGGTGCGGCACCGATCTGGGCAAGGGGTGTTCCTTCCCGACCCTCTGCCTCCTGCATCACTATGTGTGTAGGGAGCTGGGGTTAGGGGAGCGAAGCTACAGGATTAAAGGTGACGACCTTGTGGCCCGTTGGACAGGATACCAGATTGAGCTTTATGCTCACTGGATTCCCATCCTCATGGGCCCTTCAGTGAATCTGAAGAAGGTCTTCGTATCTAAGGACCGCTCGTTGTATTGCGAATCGGCTTTCCAGTCTAAGACTGATAAAGACGGTCAGCGCGTATACAAACGGCTGTCTTGGTCGATGTCTCTCAAGGTACTCCATGCGGATCTATTTAAAACAGATCTCAGCACGGGTGTAACTGAAATGTCGTCCATTGGGAATTCCTTGCGTGCGGGCATAAGGAGGGAAGGCAGGAAGCGGACTTATCGTCTCTTCATGTCGAACCCATCAGCTCGAGCGTTACTCGCAAGGTGCGGTTCGTGGGTCTTCGTCCCCTCGTCCATTGGTGGTCTCGGATTTGTCCGGCCCCGACGGAGGATGAAAGTCCCTGCACCGATCACACTTTGGTGTCGTGCAGTTATGAA